TCGGCCACGCCGGCCAGGAAGCGCTGTTGGTAATAGGAGGCAAGCTCGGCATTGCGCCACGGCTGCGGGAGCAGCAGCAGCCGCCACCGCGCGCCGTCGGCGATCACCTCGCCCCAGCGCGACACCACCTCCTCCGGGGGCATGTCGCCCGGTGCCGGCCGGCAGGCCAGCTGCCCATAGAGCAGCGAGCCCTCAGGGCGGCGGTCGAACTCGATCACCGTCGGCGCCGGCTGGCGGAAGCCATCGCCCTGCATACGCTCGCGCCCGTGAAGAGTCAGCGAGACGATGCGCAGCGGCTCCCCTTGCGACGCCACCACCTGCGGGTAGTCGGTGTTGGCCGCCACCACCACGGGCTCCCCGCGCTGCACCCAGGCGTCGGCCTCGGTGCACAGCTCCCGCGCCATGCGGGCCAGGGTTTCTCGGATGGTGAGCAGAGGCGCCTCGGGCACGTCCTGCACCACCTGGTTGACCAGCTCGTTCAGCGTCATGCGGACCTCTGCGGCATAGCGGAGCCGTCAGGCGCGTTGGGCGAGGTGATCGAATCGACCTGCCCTTTCCCTTGCATCTGCTGCATGTACGCCTGGCGGTGCATCTGCGCCCGGTTCAGGTTCGCCGCGTGCTCGGCATCCTTGGAGTAGGCGCGATACAGGATGTAGTCGGTGGCCACCGGCACATAGGCGTCGTTGAGCTTGAAGGCCTCGTCGCGGATGGCGTCGAGCCCGTCGCTCGCCGGGTGCGGGGTGGGGACCGCCGAGTAGATGATCTCCAGCTTGGCGCCCTCCTTGGCCGGCGGGTAGACATAAAACCGGGTCGGGTCCAGGTCGTCGAACACATACTGCTCGACTTCTATGCTCGCCGGGTCGGAATGCCAGTTGCGCCGGGTGGAGTCGAGCGCCCGGCGCGTGGTGACCATCACGGCCATCTGGTCGCCGACGGTGTTGCGCATCACATCGATAAGGCGCAGGCCGTCGCTGGGAATCTGCTGGCGAGTTCCCTTCTCCAGCGCCACCTCGGCATTCACCGAGAAGGCATCGGGCTTGAGCTGGACGGCCGCCTGGTAGAACTCGTTGAGCCAGCCGATCAGCTCCTCGTTCTTCCAGCGGGTGCCGGCGGCCGTCACCTCCTGCAGGACCAGCTTCGCGTTGTCGATGATCGTGCCCACGGTGGTGACGGCCATGGCTTAGACCTCCTGAAGGTCGCGCTTCTTGGCGAGCTGGGCGGTCCAGGGGAACAGCCGGCCGGTCTTGCGGTGGCGCAGCAGGCGGCCCTGGTACTTGGAGCCGCCCTCCACCGCTTCTTCGCCCTGGGTGTCGCCCTGCGTAGGGGCGGTGACGGGCTCGCCGGAAGCGGTGCCGCCATCGCTGTCGGCGGGGGCTTCCGGATCGCCCGGGCGCTCGGTGTCGCGGGCCTCGGTGACACCCTGCTCCGCCTGCGCCTCGGCGAGCTCCTGCAGCTCGGCGCGCAGCGTCTCGACGCCCTTGCGCTTATCGACATCGACGCCGAGGTGCTGCTTGCCCAGCGCCTCGAGCTGGTCCTTTGTCTCGGCGTCCTCGATCTGCTTGATCAGTGACATGGTGTGGTCCTCAGTTGCCTCGATAGAAGAACGCCACCCCGGAGGGTGGCGTCAGGCTCAGCCGCGCTCGGCGTAGAGATGACCCATGGCGTTCGGGTCGATGGTCTCGTAGCCGAAGACGTTCAGGCCGCGCACCAGCTTGCCGAAGTCGCTGGGGTTGGGCAGCGTCTCCATGTTGGTCATCTGGCTGGCGAAGGTGAGCGCCTTCTTGTGGCCGAAGATGACGTTGGTGGCCTTCCGGGTGGTGGTGGCGTCGGTGACCGTGGACATGTTGTTGCTGATGTACACGGTGAAGCGGTCGAGCATGCCGACCTTGCCGTTGCGGAAGGCGCTCTCGGAGTCCCCCATCACGCTGGCGTCGCGCAGGTCGGACTTCTTGAGCATGCCGTTCATCCACGCGGGCAGCACCACGTAGCGGTCGGTGTCGGGGCAGTTCTGCTCATCGAGCACCGAGCCGCAATCGACCAGGACGTCGAGGATGTTGGCCTTGGTGATGGCCACCGGCGCGCCGGCCTCGCCCATGTCGTAGCTGCCGGACTCGGCGCCCGCGGCGGCCCCGGCGTTGGCGGCGGCGGCATCGGCGAACACGTCGCCGAGGATCACCTTGTCGATGGCGATCTTCATCTGCTGGCCGGCATCGTCGGACCAGTCGTCCATCAGCTTGATGTCCGCCTGGTAGGCGTCGATGTCGTTCACCTCGAAGGCGAAGTACTTCGCCTGATCGATGTGCAGCTCGACCTTGTCGCTGGTCGGCTTCTCGTAGTTGAGGCCGCCACCGATGACGTAGTCGTTGATGGTGATCGAGGGGGTGGTGCGGATCTGCACCGTGTCGCCCTGGTTCTTGATCTCGCCCTCGTAGAGGGTGTTGGAGATCTCGGCGAACGCGGTGGACTTGTAGAGCTTCTCGACCAGCTTGCCCGACCATACCTCCGGGATGAACCCGGACGTGGACGAGCTGGAGTAGTCGGGATGGCTCCCGTCACGAGTCGGACCTGCCATGGTGTGTTACCTCTTGCTGTCGCCTCTCGGCGAGGAATCGGGAACCGCCCGCCGGGTCAGCGGACCCGGCCTTCTGTCTGGGCGGCGAAGATGTCGGCTTCCAGGCGCTGGGCCTCGTCGGCGCTGTAGCGCCCGCTGTTCTTGTCCCGGTAGAACTGGCCGATCTCCGCCCGCGTCCACAGCTTCTTGCCTTGCGGCGCTTCGGTGGTGCGGGCAGTGCGGGGCTCGACTTGATCCTCAGGGACCTGCGGGCGCGGCGCCGGGGCCGCCTGGTCGAGGTAGGACTGGAAGATGTCGGCCACCCCCTTCGCGTCCAGGGCCTGCTGAGCCTCGTTCAGCACCTGTTGGCGCTGCTTGCCGGTCTGAGGATCGAACTGCGCGAGGAACTGGTGAAACTCGGCGTCGGCGTTGATCTCGCGGAACGTCGGCACGGCCTGCTCCAGGTTCACCCAGAAGCGTGCCTGCGCGTCCTCCTGCTTCTCGGACTCGAGACGCTCGAGGCGTTCGGACAGCTCGCGGGTGTTGCCGGTGTCGGCCTGGGGTGCCGGCGCGCGCTGGCTGACCATGCGCTCGACGAACGTGACCAGGTCCTCGCCGAACTCCTGCTTGAACTGGGCCAGCTGGTCGTCGGATACGCCGCTGTTACCGGCGGTTGGCGCCTGCTGCTCCAGCTCGGCAATCCGCCGATCCTTGTCGGCGGCCTGCTGCTTGAGTTCGTCGTTCTCCTGCCGCAGTGCCGGGATCTCGCTGTTGTACTTGCCCTGCAGGACGTTGAAGCGGTGCTGCCAATACAGCGCGTCCTTGTCCTGGGGCTCGTCCTTGGCGGGATCACTGGCGGGTTGCGGCTTCTCCTCGGGCTTGGGCTCGTCAGGCACCGGGGGCGCGTCCTGCGGGTTTCGGGCGCCTTCCTCGGGAGCCGGGGCCGGGGCGGCCTCGGGGTTCTCGGGCTTGGGCTCGAAGTGCTGGCGGGCGGCCTCGGCTTGGGCCTGGACGGACTTGGGTAGGGACATTTCCACTCCTGTGGCGCCTCACGGCGCGACCTGTGAGCCGGCATGGCCGGGGTTCACGATTCGGGTAACGGGTTCTGGCTGCAGTCCAGAGCGCACCCACGACAAAGCCGCCCAGGGCGCACCATGAGCGGCTTTGTGGTGAGGCCGGACCGAACCCGGCGGCTACCTGGCGAAGCGGCTGTCGATGACCTCGCGGGCCTGGTCGAACTTCTCGATCAGCTCGGCGAGGGTGGCGGCCTGCCCCTGCAGGCGGGCCAACTCACTGGCGTCCCGGCACTGCTCCAGGCTGTCGCGGCACTGCTCCCGCTCGGCCCTGAGCAGGGCCACCAGCCGGCGCCCCTCCGGGGACTCCGCCAGCCGGGCCAGCGCCTTCCAGTCCTGCTCCTGCATCGTTGCTCCTTCGCGTCTCGGCGATCAGCTTGGCGATCTCGGCCAGCAGCTTCTGCGCCTCCAGGGGCGCCATCTGCCGGGCGGTCTCGGTCTCGGTCTGGGTCTGCGCCACGTCGGCCTGCACCTGGCCGGCGTCGGCGCCGTACTTCTGGGCCCGGGCCTGCTTCTCGGCGATCTCCGCCTGCGCCTTGGCCTGCTCGATCTGCGCCTGAGCCTGCTGCGCCTGCTGCTGCTGGGCCAGGTTCTGCTGCATCTGCTCCTCGGTGGGGATGAGGCCCGGCATGTCCAGCTTCTCGGCGATGCTGTCCAGCAGCTTGCGGCGACCATCGTGGCCCATGATGCCCATGTCGTAGTCGTTGGCGGTGAGCTGCAGGAACTGCTGCCGCATGGCGTGGGTCTGCTCGCGGATCAGCATGGCGGACGAGCCGCGCGCCACCACGTTGACGTCGCCCTTGATCGACTGGTCGTCGCTGAACTGCATGTTGTGCAGCCACAGCGCGCCGATCACCCGGCGCAGCACGCCGCGGTCGATATGGCGGATGGCGTCCTTGATGCCCTTGTTGGCCGACTCCATGAGCATCGAGAGGCCGCTGGCGGTCTGGCCAGCACCGCCTGCCGTGTCGTTGCCGTAGATATAGCGCGGGATGTTGGTGGCATCGTCGGCCCGGCGCTCGAACTGGTCGTAGACCGCCAGCAGCTCGCTGGCATTGCTCTGCGGCTGGAAGAAGTTCAGGGCCCGGTTGTTGCCGGTGATGGCGCTGTCCTTGGTGCGCCAGATCTTCCACGGGTAGATGTCGGTCGGGTCTTCCGTGGGCTGCAGGCGATCCTCGTAGACCTCCACTTGGGGGCCGGAGGAGATGGCGAGGTTGTTCACCAGCGAGCGCGCCGTGGCGTTGCACACGTCCTGAATGTCGGCCATCAGCTCGGGGATGGCCTGACCCCAGAATGAGCCCGGCACCGGCTGGAAGCTGGCCTTGTGGTAGGGCCGGCGCTCCAGCGGGTCGCGGTTGATGCGCACCCGGATGACGTGCTGGCCGATCAGGATCGCCTCGATCTCGTACTCGGCCAGCGGGTCCTCGATCTCATCGGGGTTGATGCCCCACTGCAGCAGGGTCACGCCCTGGGCGCCGCCGGAGTAGATCAGGCCGTCGATGGTGTCGCCTGGGGTCAACCACTCGTGGCCACGCCCCTCGAGCTCGGCGCGCTCGCCGTCGGTCCACAGCCAGTCGCGCAGGCCGCCCTGGCCGTACTGCTCCAGCACTCGGCGGATGGCCTCGTCGTTGTAGCCGCTGCCCTGGCCGATGCCCATCAGCTGGTTGAGCTGGCCGCGCGTGAAGCGGGCGCGCTCGATGAGGTAGGCGCCGTCGTCCACGCTGGTGGCGTCGGGGCTCGGGTAGAGGTCGAAGGGGCTCACCCGCTCGAACTCGGGACGGATGGTCTCTGTCTTGATGGGCTGCCAGCCCTCCAGCCAGGCCAGGGTCGGCACGCGGCGCAGGATGGGCGCACGCAGGAAGGCGGCCGGATAGGTGACGAAGTCGTCGATGAACGCCTCGAAGGCCTCGTCCCAGCCACCCTCGGCCAGCTGGTCCTCGATCACGTCCTCGTGGCGCTTGGCGGCGTCGTCGGCCTTCTCCTGCACTGCCTGGCGAATCTGCTCGCGGGCCTGCTCGACCAGGGCGGCCATGTCCACCGCCTGGCCCTGCTGCTGCATCTGCTGGGCTTGGGCCTGAATCTGAGCGGCCAGCGGGCGCAGGTAGGCGTCGGGCACCTCGGCCACCGGCGTCGGGTCCAGTCCCCACGGCTTCTCGTTGGCCGGCATCATGATGTCGCGGATCCACGCGGCCGCGGCGCGGCACTTGGTGGCGGTGAGCATCATGTAGATCTCGGCCCCGCCCTCCTTGCGGATCGCGGTCAGCTTGTCCGGGTCATACTCCCCCTTGCGCCGGCGCAGGCAGTCGAGCAGGCGATACTCCACCTCCTGCTTGGCCATCTTGGCCGATTCCCAGCTGCGCCGGATGTGCGCGCCCAGGGAAGACTCCACCAGCTGGCGGCGGCGCTCCTGCTCGTCGCGGATGCGCTGGGCCTCGGCCTGCTCGTCGGCCTGCAGGTCGGCGGCGGAGCGGTATTGCAGCAGGCCGAGACTAGCCATTGGCGGCTCCCTTCGTCAGCGCGTCATAGAAACGGCTGTTGCGCTCCCGCTTGTTGGTCCGCATGCGCAGCACGTTGCGGCGCATCGGCCCCAGCTGGCTGAACAGGTCGCGCACGTACTGGGCCGGGTCCTTGAGGAACTCGAGCAGCTTGATGGTCAGGGTCACGCCCATGCCACCCTCGACCTCGAACTGCAGGCGCATGCCAGGCTCGGGCTTGGTGACCTTCTCCTCGATCACGATCATGTCGATCTGGATCGGCCCCACGTCGGGGCGGAAGCGCTGCGTCTCGATGGGGATGCCCTGCTTCACCAGCTCCTCGGCGATGGCCCTGGCGCTGTCGCGCATGATGGACAGGACCTCCTCGCGGCTCAGCCCTGCCAGCTTGCTCGCGGTGCGCTGCATGCGACGCTGCAGGTCGCCGTTGGGCTCGGTGATGATCTTCGACATGGAGTCCTCTGCCTCTCGGCGGTGGTGTCAGGTGTGGGCGGCCCAGCCACCGCGGCGACGACCGCCGGTGCTGGCCGGCAAGCTGCCGCGCTGGTGAACCTCGAACAGCGAGGCCCGAGCCAGGGTCTCCAGCGCCTTGGCGCCATGGGAGGCCCAGTCATGGCGCGGGGTGTCCTTGTAGACGCCGCGCTTGTCGTCCCACTCCTTGCGGAAGTTGTCGATGCACAGGATGCCGTCGTGGCACTCCTCCTCGGCGATCCAGCAGGACGGCAGGAAGTTGCGCACCGCCTGCACGCCCTCGGCGTGATTGGAGATGCGCGGCACGATCTCGAACTTGATGCCGAAACCCCGGGCCACGTCGGCGCGGCTCTTGCCGGTGCCCAGCTCGCGCACGGCCAGGTCATGGGGGCCGAAGTGGCCGCCGTAGCGGTAGCCCTTCTTGTTGAGCATGTCGGCGTAGTACTCGATGCCCTCGCCCTCGCCCTCGAGGTAGTCCACCAGGTGCACCTCGCGCCCGACGATCTGCGCGAACCAGATGGCCATGGTGTCGTTCATGCCCAGGTCCCAGCCGGTGTAGACCGGCAGGCTGGGGTTGACCTGCACCTCGGCGGTGATGCGCTTGTGCTTGCGCAGGAAGCGCATCTGGCTGGCGTAGTAGGCACCCTCGACGCTCTGCGCGAAGGCCTCCTCGGGGATCGAGGGGTACTCGCGCTGCATGTCGTCCTGCAGCACCTCGGCCTTCTTGGCGTACCACGCCTGCTGACCGGCGCTGGTCGGGATGCCGTGCTTGTGCTCCAGCTCCTCGAAGTACTCCAGCAGCCGGGGCGGCACCACTACGCCGGCCGGATCGAGGGTGTAGGCCGGCTCCTGCCACCACGGGAAGAAATGGAACTGGAAGTCCATCTCGGTGGGGTCGCGGCCCAGCTCCTGCAGGTGGCGGGCGGCCTCGCAGTAGTCGAAGAAGTAGCCCTCGCGCCCCTCGGCGGTGCTCTCCAGGGTGATCTGGTTGCCCAGCCCCACCGCCTCGAAGGCGCCGGTGACGATCTCCTGCGCCTTGTGCGGGTACTGGCGACAGATCTTGCCGAACTCGGAGACGTGCAAGCGCTGCAGGGTGCCGCCCCGGTAGGAGGTGCTGACCTTGATGCTGGAGCCGTTGTCGAAGACGTAGGCCCCGGAGCCGCTCTTGTCGCTGACCGGCTTGGGGATGCGGATACCCAGCATCTTGAAGATGGAGCGCCAGGCGCTCTCGATGTTCTGGTACGCGAAGCTGATCTTGTTGCGGAAGATGTCGGTCGCGTCGTCGAGCTTGTGGCAGATGCAGCCGGCGGCGAAGTTGTCACGGAACAGGCAGTCATCCAGGGCGTCGATCATCTCGAAGGTGGTGAAGCCCAGCTGCCTGGCCTTGAGGATGATGTCGCGCACATGGCCATCCAGGTAGCGCTGCCGCTGCGCCCGGTTGGGCCGGAAGCGCCGCACCTTGCCGTTCTTGTCCTTGATCTTGTATAGGGAGTTGAGGCGGAACCACTTGAGGGCCAGGGCCTCGACCAGGTCGGCCTGCTCGGTCAGCCGCCCCTTGGCGTGCGCGCGCAGATAGGCCTCGGCGCGCTTGACCTCGCGGGCGCGGTCACTCCTCGTCATCGTCGCTCGGGGCTACCGACGCCATGAGCTCCTCGAAGGTCATGCCTTCGTCGCTCTGCTCCTCGTCCATGCCATAGGCCTGGCGCTCTAGCTTGACCACCCGATCCAGCGCCTGGGTGCCGGCGGCCATGCTCTTGCCGACGTAGTCCAGCGGCAGGCCCACCTCGGCCACGTCGCCGTTCTTGAGCTGCACCACCAGGGCGCCACGATCCAGCTGCGTCTCCAGCAGCTCGGCATACTTGCCGGCCAGGGTACGCCAGCGCTCCAGGTGCTTGCGGTGCCCCTGGACGATGGCGGCATTCAGGCTCGCCGCCTCCTCGACCAGCTCCTCGTCGCTCTTGTCGAGCACCTCGCGGGCCGCGGCGTCGAGCTGGGCGCGGGAGACCTTCTCCCGGGTGCGCTGCCGCACCGCCTGAGACAGGTCCTTCTCCCAGCCTTCCTTCTCGGCCTTGCGGCTGATCGTGGCCTTGTTCGGGCCGTGCATGTCGGAGAGCTGCTGCAGCGAGTAGCGGCCGGTCCGGTAGTCGGCCTTGATGACCTCCCAGTCGTATCGTGCCATGCGCTTCACGCCACCCTTGCGGGCAGCGCCTCCAGAATGGGGCCCGGGCGTCTCACGACGAGCCGGGCGGGTGCGGGCAGCGCCTCGCGGCGTGACCCTACCGCGTGCCGTTGCGCGGTGCGGAGATACTGGGCAAGGCCCGGATCACCTCCTTATGCCTCACGGCTGCGGAATCGGTCAGGTGAGCGAGTCCAGCCAGCTGGACAGGATGGCTCGCATCACCTGGTCTCTGTCTGCGATGTCGTCAATGGAGCGCCGGCCGGCGATGATGTCGTCGATCAGGCTCACAGGCAGGACGTGCGCATTGCCGTCCGGTGTTGGAATGCAGAGGTGCGGCCGGTGATCGTCGAGGCGCGTCACGCTCACTTGCGGATGCCCTTGACCAGGTCCATGAAGCCGCCGGGCTGCATGCCAAGCTGGCGGGCCTTGTCGTTGGAGCGCTGCTTGATGTTCACGCCCTGCACCGCACCCTGGGCCACGACGGACCAGATCAGCACGTCCACCACCTGAGCCAGCTGGGCCGGGTCCATGATCACCACGGCCACCAGGCCGAAGTTCACGGCGGCGAGCGACAGGGCGAGCATCCAGCCGTTGAAGGGCCGCCAGCCGGCGCGCCAGGCCGAATCGCTGCCCAGCTCGGCGCGCATCGTCTTGTTGATCTCAGTCAGCCGGGTGGTCTCGGCCTGCAGGGTCAGGCTCAGGATCTCTCGTTCGTGCTCCTGGTCGAGGCGCTTGAGGCGCTCGGCCGCCTCCGGGTCTGTCTGCACCGCCTTCGCCACCGCTTCTGGCTGCTCTGCCACACCCAGAACGCGAGCGACGAGACCGCCCACTGCAGCACCAGCCGGACCGCCAAGAGCACCGCCAGCAGCGGGCGCCATCTTCCCCACGGTTTCCGCGACATCGCGCCACTCCATCACTACCTCCCCTCGAGCGACGACACCCGGCTGTCTAGGCCGTCGATCCTCGATTCAATGTTGTCCAGGTCGCGGCGGGCATCGGAGCGGCGATAGTAGAGGTCGCCCCACTCGCGCAGCTCGGCGCGCAGCTCGTTGAGCAGTGCCCCCTGGCTGGCGAGACGCTCCTCCAGGACCATCGACTGCTGACCCAGCTTCACGAGTTCGGTGCCGGCCCACATGATCATCGCCACCAGCAGGACTTGGATTCCGGTCTGCATATGGCGCTCAAAGACGGACGGTTTCACGTTGCGATCCTCGGCAGCCATCAGGCCTCCCCGTGTCGCAGCTCGAGGACGCGGCGCAGCCACCCGTAGGTGAACGCCTCCTGGCTCTCACGCTTCTCGGCCAGGCCGACGAGGAAGGCCTTGCGCATCCCGTTGATAGACTCGGCCAGCACGACCAGGCCGGGGGCGCCCCGGGTGCCGCGGTAGCCGTCCAGCGCCGCCAGCGTCTTCGGCCCCACCGCGCCATCGACCACCACGTCCGGGTAGTCGCCTTCCTGGCAGTTGAGCACGTTGAGCAGGCGCTGCAGGTCGCGACCCGGGCGGCCCGGGCCGGAGTGATAGCCGTAGTCGAACAGGTATTCGGCCAGCGGCTCGTGGAGCGGCGCGACGTCGTCCAGACGCAGGCTGTGCCAGTAGCGGTCGGCGGCGATGTCGCGGGCCAGCTCGATGGGCAGGTCGCGCATGTCGCCCCGATAGCCATACTCGCGCGCCACGGCCTCGGTCACGCCGTAGCGCGTCGGGCCGCCGCGGTCGGCAGGATGATCGACATAGCCGCCTTCGCGATCGATCAGCTCATCGATCAGCCGGCGCTGCAGGGGGTGAATCATGATAGGCCTCCGGCGCCTCACGGCGTGGGAGTAGACAGGAAGGCCCCACCGGGAATCGGCAGGGCCTGATACGGAAACGCCCCGGCTCGGAAGCCAGGGCGCAATATTCGATGTTGGGGATAGACTAGCGGCTACGTGCCCACTCTGCAAGCTAAGCCGCCTCCGGGATCAGCGCCGCGACCGGCCCCAGGGCCTGGCTCTCCCAGTCATCCAGGATCGTCAGCATGCGCCGCCACACGTCCGACCAGCTCAGCCGGCCCGCTCGGCTCCAGCGATGCACGTCGATCAGCTCGCCGCGCTCCTCCTCCAGCCAGCGCTGGATACGCTTGGGCGAGTGAAGCCCCGGACGGTTGTAGGGGTAGGTCACCTGGCTGTGGTGGTAGATGGCCGCCCAGCATAGCGCCTGCAGGGTGCGCACCGAGTCCGCCGGCGGCAGCTCGTTGTGCCCCTGCCCCGGGAGCCGTTGCCGTTGCATCGCGTTGACCAGGGCGGCGTGCAGCCACTCTCGGTCCTCGGCCAGTTCCTCGGGCGTGAACGGGCCCCAGCAGTAGCGAGCCATCGCCTGCAGGTGCTGCGGCAAGCGCTCGACCGCGGCGATCACCTGGCCGCACTCTAGGCCATGCACGATCTTCCAGTCGTTGTCGGGCAGATGACCCTCGTTGCTCGACTTGCTGACATCCTCCAGCGCCGTGCGTACCTCGGACAGACGCCGCTCCGTTCGCCTCACGGCCGCCTGCTTCTCCTCGAGGTCGGCATCGAAGGGGCCGGCATTCATCAGCGCCCGGACGTTGCGCTTGTGCGCCGCTTGCAGGCTGCGCAGCTTGGCACCGTTGCTGCCCACCTTCTCCCGAATCCGCTTCAGGCTATCGAACAGCCCGGCAATGGAGCTATCGCCACGCCGGACGTGGTACGCCTGAAAGATCATGCTGCGCGCTGAGTCGAATCGCATCCTGTCGCCCCTTCCGTTGCCCTGTTGCGTTGTGTTGCGTGTTGCGTTGCCTTCGTTGCCTGTTGCCTAGTCCCGCTCATCCAGGTCCACCACGCTGAGGTCCTCGATCAGGTCCCGGCAGC